ACTCTGCTCCGTACTCTGCTGACTAATTCTAGCACTCTTAGCGTCCTCACGAGAGGTCTCTCTTTTCTGTAAAGAGCTCTCTGTTATACTATTAAGTTGCATATTGAAGTTAAATTCCTTCTCCATTAATAGCAATTTAAGCTTAGCTTCGTTGTTCATTCTCTCAATATCAAACGCAACCTCAGCTTGCTTTATTTGCATTTTAGATTGAGACTCTGCTTGAATTTTCTGCATAGCCGTCTGTAATGCGAGCTGTTGAGACTTGATTTGCTGTTGAGCCGTAATCGCTTGCTGTTGCATAGCCATCTTTTCTTCCCTATCTTGCTTTTTAATCCTCTTAACTTTAAGTAATTGATTAGCAAGTTTAAGATTTCTAAGCTCTCTAATATCAATAGCATCCTCTAAATTTATATCGCCCTTAGATAAAGCCATTTGTATGTTCTGCTCTAACTGAGCTCTCTCCTCTTCATCAGGTGACACCTCTATAAAAATACCAAAGTTATATATGTATAAGTTACTTACTTCTTTTAGGATAGATACATTATACTTACCAATTTGGTTAGCGAAATCATCCTTAAAGTCAGCGTACTCCAATATATCAGAAACTCTATATGTAAGTGCTTCTGCTAAACTTCGGTAAATATAAAGACTAGCATCAAGTATATGTCTAGTAGCTGTGTTTGAGTTTAATGCTGCAAGTTTTTGTATACCAACCAATGAATTAGGGTCAGGAGCAGAAGTAGCAGCTTGATTTAATCCAGTCGCTTCACGAATCATACCTAAGTAATGATTGTAGTTACCAATAAGCATCTGAGTCTTACTAGCCCCCGAGCTTGATGTTAATTGAGTAATAGGTACTTTACCTTGATTGTACTCACCCTCTTGAGTATAGCTTCTACCAATCACACTACCTGTCTGGAAGTATAATCTTAAAGCATCTTCCGGATTATACGCTTGTCCGTTCCCTAAGTCAACCTCATTCAATCCGTCAGCATCAATAAATACACCGTCAGGTACAACCTTAGATATTACTTGTTGAAGTTTTAAGTGCGTAATCTGAATAAGGTCAGCAAATGGTATCATTCTCCTAACCAAAGACTCAATGACACCTTTGTACATTCTAGGGGCAACTGCTACATAATTAGGTATAGCGTGTTGAGTAGATGATTCTGGACGAACCATATTCTCAGCTAAATCCCATTTCAATAAAATATTAGTACCAAGAACCATTACACCATCGTACCAAACATCAATAGTTTTCTCAAACTTCTCGAAGTTACCTTCCTCCATCATTTCGGCAGGAGGATTGAATTGGTCATCTTTCTCAATCATTTTTGAGTTACCATTATCAGCCTTCTTTTTCTTATAGACAATCTTTTTAGTCGTCTTATAATTGAAGTACATTATGGTAGCCGTATCACGATTTAGTATATCGTCTTGCTGTGACGGATTGTAAGTATCATTCCAACTCTGACTATACTTAGAGATTTTTTCTAAATCTTCACCATCTAAATCAGGGTCAATTTTAACAAGCTCTGTAATAGGCATCGTTTTAACTTCTCCCCAATAATGACAATCCTTAAAATGAGGGTCTTCCGTATAACTATAAATAACATTTGCAGGGTCAACGTAACTTATCTTAACTCCTGCTCCTTGAAGAAATTCGTGTTTCGCTATTCCTATACCAATAACAGTAAGGTCGTAGTCAAATCTCTTTCTTAAATCTACATAATGACTCTCAGCAAATAATGTATTTATGGCTTGTTCTTCTGCAATCTCAATCGCAGGTTTGTAATTCAAATTCATATACAACGATAATTCCTCATCGTTCTCAGGTAGGTCATCAGGATTCATTGTAAACGGATCCATACCCGACTCATTCTTTATTGTAGTAAGAACAGTTTTAGCTGCCATCTGACCCTCAATCATATCCTGGAAGTTGCTACGTTTATCTTGCGACATAGCATCCTCAGCATAAGCATTTACTTTGAAAAGTCTATCCGACATTCCATTCACAACAATATCAACAAATTTAGGAAGTATAGGTACAGGAGTCCAGTCTAAGTTTAAATAAGACAAGTCACCATTAACAGCAAGTTCGTCTTTATACTTAGCAATCGACTGCTCACCACGAGCATAAAGTCTTAGTCTATGAAATTCTCTTTGTTGGTCGTAATATTTACAATTTCCACCATCTTTTTTGAACCATTCATACTGAATAGATTCACCAATTTGAAGCCCAAACTCAGGAGTAGCCTTATCAGCATCTGATGTGAATTGACTAGGAAATCCTGATGATTTTATATTAATCTCTACTTCTTTCATTTACTTTAATAATTGACTGTTAGAACCGTCATTGCCATACCTAGCAAAGGTAATACTTATTTTTGATTGCTTTTGTTCGGGTAGATACATATGCTTTTGATTTGCCATAATAGCTAAACCAGAACTAATAGAGGCATCGTATTTAGTTCTATTATTAATATCAAACCCTGCCCAATCCTCTAAAGTCTTAGCAAACGGCATATTACCCATCTCATCAGAAGGTCTATAAGTTTCAAGAACATCAATACCTACATGTTTATCTATGTACGATTCAATAGCCGATGCGTGTGATTGTTTTACATCCTCAGAAGAATTAGGAATACCACCTAGTTCTTTCTCAGTTTTCGATAACTTATTGAATAATTTATCAGGTCTATTCATTGAGTAACCTCTATAACCTCTATTCTTGAAGTGATATAATAATCTAGGCTTATTGTTCTCGCAAAGGAGTGGCATTCCATAGAATACACAAGCCATTAAAACCTCTTCAAAAAATATCTCAGCAGTTTGAGGTCTAGCTATATACTCTAAAAAGAACTCACTACTAGGAGCTTCATCCATATTGAATTTAGTCATTCCATGCAAAGCACCATTAGAACCTCCTCCTCCAACTGTTCCTGATATATCGTATGAATCACAGCCGAAAGAACCTATATGTTCATTTCCTGGATATTTCTTACCGCCCTTAGTTATCGATCTATTCTGTAAATGTTTATTTGGAATCCAACTAACTAAAAATCTACCCCTACTATCTGGACTAAAAACAACCTCAGAATCTTCAACACCATTTTTCCAATGGAATGAACCCTTCGTAACATAGTGTGCTAAACTGATTGAATCGTTATAATCTACTTGTTGGTATATCTTTGTTAGGTTAAATAAAGACGACTTACTCTCATCTCTAAATGCGTGCGACTCTGTTCTAGGGAATTGTCTATAAAATTCATTCAAGGCATCAGCATCATCTTTTAATGAATCAACCTCGTTCTGCCAATAGTCAATCGCTCCCTGAGTTATCATCTCACCATCAATACCCATTACAGGTTCTTTTGGAGTGTTTAAGACAGGCATTCCGTATATGTCTATATAACCCTCAAAATTATACTCCATAGGTATAAACAAGCTGTAAAGACCACTCTTGGTCTGACCGTTCTTATTCCTCTTATTTACATTAGAGTCATAATACATCTTCTTCCCATTATCTCCACCCTTATTCAAAGCATTCGATGTTGAGCCCATCATACACTTACCTACAATCTTACGACCTAACCTTAGACACGTTTTCGTAATCCTCCAGTTATTTAGTATGTTATTCGGCTTCTCCCATTTCTTAGACTCATCGTGTACCAGTAACTTTAGCTTCTCACCATCATAGCTGTTGTCTCCTGTATTTTTCCAGTCAATTGATGTATCTAGTCCTTCGATGTCTTCTTCGTCATCTAGGTACATATTCTTCTTAGTAATCTTTGACGCAGGAACTCTATACGCAAGCTCAGTCTTTGGTTTATCCATACCATCCTGTACAGGCTTGAAGTAAAACGGATAATTATTTGAGATAGGAACTACCTTATCGGTAAACATCTTCTTAGCATCTTGACCTGTCTTAGATAAAATACCAATACGAGCGTTCTTAGTTATAGTACCAATATTTACGCACTCTTCACTAGCCATAAACGAGAATCCTGAACGTCTAATTTTTAGGTAGTCTTGTCCGAAACTTCTGCTGTCTGCTTTACACGCTTCCCAATGCAAGTAAAATATTCTATTTGCATCTCTATAATCCGGAAGACCAACATCAATCTTAGTGTGTTGTAAGTACATATAGTGAGAGCCTGTAACGTAAGTAGGCTCTCCTTTATTCATGAACCAATAACCTTCCTCCCTTCTCTCAAACTCATTCTCAATATAATCAACCCATCTATTTTTAAATAAAGAAGTCATTTCATTCCATTGGAATATTGATTTAATCTTTTGAAGTTCTTTAGGTACTGATTCAGCCTCCCAATATTGCTGAGATTTTATCTTACTTCTTTGTGGAGTAATTTTTGGTACAGGCGGTAGAGCTATTTTTAATCCTGAAATTTCGACTATCTGACCTATCTGACCAGTCTTAGATATATTTATAAAGTCGTACTTTTCATTATAGCCATACAGCCAAGACCTCCCACTATTCTTTTTAGTGAAAGGTCCTTTAGGAATACAATTTGGTATTACACGTATTAAACTATTGTGATCTTCGCTCTGCAAATCCTTGTTTTGTATCAGTTCGTCCAGGTCCATTAGCTTCCATAGCTATAATCTCTTTCTCTTCGTCAATACGTTTTAGTATCTCAAACGCATCAAATATACACAATTTCTTAGCTACCGCAGCATTCTTTAATTTATCTGCCGATAACTCATCCTCTGGGTCTATCTTAATTATATCCTGTTTAGCTACCTTTATTAGTTCCTTTACAGATTTATAACCTGCATCTATTATCTGTAACCTTAATTCTGTTGAGTTCATTAGATTTTCTTTAAAAATATTACTTGAACCAATCTAGGCTCATAACTCTCATCGAAGTTGTCAATTAAGTTTCTTGAATGACGTTCTTTTGAGTCAAAGTAACACATCCTATTAAACTTATAATCTATGACAATATCTTGGTCGTATATTGTAGTTCCTGCATTTGGAGGGAATGATTCGTTGAGGTATAACAAAACTGTTATAT